GAGTAGAAGCATGGAAAGGTAAAGCCTTACCACCACTTGTAGTCCAAGGATCACCGAACATTACACCCATCTTTTGTCTTAATTGATTTGTGAAAATCAAACATACTTTTTGACGAGCAGTTAATTGGGTTATCTTTCTCATAGCTTTAGATAAGACGATAGCTTTACTTGTAGCCCAACCATCTTTATCAAAGTCAGCATCCATCTCTACCTTAGTAGAAGCAGCAGCCAAACTATCTACAAGAATCGTAACTAATTTATCATTGTCTGATTCTCTTACTTTTGTAACAATTGTTTCAATCGCATCAAATATATCTTCAACAGTTTCTAAGTGGATATACATCATATTTTTTGTATCCACACCGATTGATTGTAAAAACTCAGCTGATACAGCAGATTCAGTATCGATATAAACAGCCAAACCACCCTTCTTCTGTGTAGAAGCAAGAGCGTGAGCACCGATAAGTGATTTACCAGTTCCCTCAAGTCCGTTTATTTCAGTAATCCTACCAGCAGCTAAACCACCATCGGGTCTGTTTGATATTGCTAAATCTAATAATGTTGATCCTGTCGAAACCCAATCTGTAATATCAGTTGGAGTTTGTTGAGCACCATCTAAAAAGTAAGCAACTTGATGTGATTTGAATTGTTTATTTAATTCACCGGCAAGGATACCGGCTAATTCATCTTTATTTGACATTTATTTCTCCAAAAAATGAGGTGTGCCGGAAAAAGGAGGAAACCAGCACACCTCGACCACGCGTGATTAAGAATTAAATAGTTTATCGAAATCGTCTTCTACATTAGAAGATTTTTCGGTAGTAACCATTTCTGGTTCACTTGCAGTTTCTGTTGTAGAATCTTGTGGATTCAAGAAACCTGAAAGATGTTCTTTTAATTCATCATAAGTCGGTTCATTATATAACTCTGTCAAATTAGCTTGAGTTTCCAAAAGTTTCTGCAACATAGCAGAATCATCGGAAAGTGGTGTCTGATTTGGTTTAACACGAATTGTTGTCTTACCATATTGGTTGCCAGCTTCAGCAGGTGTTTGTCTTTCGACAACAATATCACGACCAGTTGTTGAGTCTGAGATATCACCATAATCTGGATCAGCAATTATACCAAGAAGTTCTTGATAAACAGTTTTACCAAAACCCCAAAACTTAACACCTTCACTTTCTTCACCACGAGCTATCACAGGAACAAAAGTTCTCATTTTAGGTTCGATTCTCTTACCTTGTATCCATTCATCTTTGTTGCCAGAACCTTTAAGTTTGTCAGCAAATTGTTGAACTGGATCAGGTCGTCCAAATGATAAAGGTGACAACACCGTTTTATTTGGTACTAATGAGTAGTGAAAGAAAAGTTCACTAAAAGGATTGCTTTTATCATGTAGATAAGGTACTATCCTAATTTGTGATTTTCCAGGTTGAGGTTTCCAAAAACTATTTGTAGTAGTATTTTGTAACTGATTGAGACGGCTTTTTATAGCATCTAAGTCCATTATGTTTCTCCATTATGTTTATTTATTATTATTAGTATTACGAGTATAAATATTAATTTAAAATATTTACTTGTAACCTATCCATATAATATACGGATTTTTTTATTAAAAAACAAGCTTTATTTTAGTCTTTTTAACTTTTTTATTTGTAGCTTTAGGTTTTTCAATTCTTTATTCATCTTCTCACATTCTTCACGATAATTTTGTGGTTCGTGTGATTGTTCTTCTAATTTACTTAATCTTTCTTCAATAGTCAAGCTTTTTCTTTTAGATGATGCCATTTATAACTCTATTATTTTAAGTATTCTTGTAGGTATTTTCTGTAATCCTTCCTTATTGGAAATCAATATCATATTTTTATAGGTATCCCATTCAATCTGATAGTTTGTGTCTAATACACCATTGTTTATGGTCTTTATCAGTTCGTTTAGGGCGTTTATCGTGTATAGTGTATTTGTAATTTTCTTTCTATGTAATGAGATAGTATTACTTACTGCATTAAAATCTATTTTTTCTTCTTTATCTACATTATAAGTACAAATTAACTCTTTTGTTTTTTCTTCGTTTTGTAATACATAAATTTTGTCAAATACAATCTTAAAGTTTTTCGTTATATCACGAATTGATTGCTCAAGATTGTGTTGAGTTGTAAATGTACATAATAGTTGTGTTTTCATTATGCCCTCGTTGCCTGATTTAATTCACTTTGGTGTGCTTCTTTGGATTTTTTTGCAAAGTCGTTGGATAATTGCATATCAAATCTTAATGAATTACCGTAACCAATTCCCTCTTCTCTGATGTTTATTGTGGCAATAACTATGGGATCACCGCCACCTTTACCAACATATTTAATAACCGGTGGTACTTCGTTTAAATCTACTTCTATATCATCTTTTATTTTATCAAAGTCATTTGTTCCAAATACTTTTCTCATAGTTCTCTTATCCATCATAAAATCACCAACAGCCATTGATTCTTCACCTGAAATTAAACTTCTCAAAGGTAATTTTTCTTTAACGGCCTCAAGCATCTTTGACTTAATAGGCTCAACACCAATTGCCTTTGTTATATTGGATAAAACTTTTTTTGTATTATTGTTGATATCCTCGATGACCGCTTTTCCGTTTGGTATCTGTTTAGCAACTTGTAACATTAGATTATTTCTAGCTCTGGCAGATCCTTTTCCACTTAAAAGTTGATCAACTTTTTCTTCAGGATTATTAGGATCAATTTTTAATTTTTTTATCAGACCAGGATAAACTTTTTCAATCGTACCATCTTTGATTAATCTAATAACCTCACTACGATTAGCATTTCCAAATTCTAACCATTTTTTTTGTTGATATTGAGAATAGGCAGAAAATCTAATATCTTCTATATTGGTTTGACCATCACCAGGTTCTGGTACATCGTCTATATCCACATCCTCTAAATTCTTTTCTAATTCTTTTTTCTCTTCTTCGGTAAAATCTTTAAGATTAACCAATGCTTCTGGTGATGTATTTGTCAATCTAATCTTTTTGTCTTTTTTCAAGGAAATTTCTATTAAATGAACCTTACCATCTGGTGTCTTTATCTTCATATATTGATCAGTTGACTCACCTTTGTTTTTACCAATTGGCGGCTCCATCCCTAAAGCTTTTGCTTCACTATCCACATCCCAAGCACTAGCCACAACTTCATAACCATCAGGAAATTCAGTATTTAATGAATCGTCTATGGCTTGATTATTTTCTCTAGCTGCCTTAACCCAACTTTTATTAGCAATCAGATTATTACCATTATCATCCATATGTTCTTCTAACATTTGAAGAAATTCTTCTCGTTGTTTGGGATCTTGAATTGAACTAGCTAACATCCCAATTAACTCACCGGCTTGTGATCTAATTTCACCAGCTCCACCCTCTTTGGTATAATGTAACAAACTTTTTGTTTTGCTATTTAATGGTAACTTTGTATTTAACATTCTACCAAATGTGTTTAAATATTTTTTTGGAAACTTATGTGGTTTAAATTGTTGCATCCTTTCTTCAAAATCAATTGGATTATCGGCAGCACTTTCTCTATTAGCTTCTTCAAAATCTTCATCACTTGGTTCGGTTTCAGTTCTACTAAATGCCTCTTGTTCAAGTGTATCTACGCTTTTATCTAATTCTTTATTTTTTTCTTTAGGTTTTTTCTCTTTACTTTTAATATCGTCTTTTTTCTTATCCTTTGATAAATATCCACCACCTTTATCTGGATCACTTTCAAATTCGTTAGGAGTTATTTTATCTCCACTTGGTTCTTCTTTTTCTTCGTCACCATCTACTGCAACTAACTTACCATCAACATTTTTATGTGATATTCCCTTTTCACTTTCTTTTCCATACCCCTTTCCTTTCCATTTCAAACCCATCTTGTCAGCTTTTTCTTTTTCTTTATCATCTAAAGGTTTTTCTTCTGCTTCTAAAACTAACATTACACTATCTACTATTTCAGTACTGATACCCTTTGATAAGCATATCTCTTTTAGTAAGGTTAAATGGTAAGCGTTCTTTGGATTAGGTATACCCGTAGGTACAATTCTTCTCCACTCTATAAAAAGACTATCTAGGTTAAAACTCATAATTCTTCAATGTCCCATATGTATTGCCAACTTTACTATGAATAATAAAGTCATCTTCTTGTAAGATGTTTTGGAT